TCCTTATTTTTTAGCCGTAAACAAAAGTCTTCTTTTGTTATATGTATTTATCATTATACTACATTTTTGTGCTTTTGTCAAGAAAAAACCCACATTTCTGCGGGTTTTTGTAACTCATTGTATAAAGTAGTGGGCCTTTAAGGCATGGCACAATAAGGATAGCGTTAAGAACGCTTCATTGTGTTGTTGGAGCTAGGCAATGATCCTAGATTACCCTTATACAACTATAAACTAAAACCTAAACATTATATTTGGAGAATGTAACTGTCTAATTGTAGGAATACTCTTAGGTGTTTTAATTTACTAATAGTATTTATGATAACACTAATCTACTGCTTTGTCAAGTAGTTTTCTTTGTTTGTTTATGTGATAATAAACATTAGCTACAGTACAACCTATTGCATGACTAATATCAGCCGGTGTAAACCCTTCTTGATGTAGTTCCCATATTTGGCTTGTTACTCTAATTCCGTGTTTGCTGTTTACTGCTTCACCTATTTTCCGTCCTGGCTTTCTTTTGTATTCACTAAATTCATCAGTTCTGTTGTCAATTTTTTCTATATCATCTCTGTTAAACAACATCTTTTGTTTTACAGTATATTCATGTAGTGGTCTTTTGCGTGGTAAGTTGTGTGCATCAAGCCATTCATTTATACATAAACTGTTAGTAGCAATTGCTATGCCATTTTTGTACATTGCATATACACTGTATGTTCCTGGAATGTTTTCTTTGATTTGTTTAACCCAAACAAAGTGTGCTAGTTTTTGATAATCTTCTAAGTCTATTTGATGTTTGAATAATAGTTTGAGTTCTGCTGACTTTATTTTTACTGGTTCAGCTTTTGCCAGTTTATATGCGGGATTAGTCATAAGTACTTCCTTGTTTTTTTGATACTGTATATAGTCCTAGTTTGACGGTTAAGACACCTTAAATGACTACATTTAGTTAGTAAGTTCCACCATCTATTGAGTTTGCTGTAATGTCTCTATTGACCCAGTTTCCACTTGCGTTGTCATATTGTAAACTTTGTCCATCTTGTACACTTGTAATAACTACATCACTCAATTGATCTAAACTTGTAATGGCACCAGTTGCAACATTAACCCATTGGCTTTGACTTGCGTCATATTTCAATACTTGGTTGTCTGCTACATTTGTTACAGTTACATCACTTAATCTGTCTAAGTTGATGCTTGATTGTACATCACCACCTTGTGCCATAAAGTGTGCTTGTGTTCCTGAATTTAATGTAATAATGCTCATTTATAACTCCAATGCTGAATTGTATGTTGTAGCCGTTATGTCTACTGTGTTGTCTTCAGTTAGTTTAAGTTCTTGTACACGGAAAAACTTTTGACTTTGTCCTGCACCAGTACCCCAACCAAATTCATCATGTCTAACTTCAATTACTTGACCACTGCGTAACAATAATGCTGTGTGTGCTGCCGTAAACTTAATTGTGTATTCATCTCTACTAATATTTACCGTTTGTGTAATCAGGTCTAATATTTGATCTTCATCAGTAATCATAGTAAAGTCTTCATTTGTTTCTAGTACACTTCCGTTGTCTGCTACTCTGTATGTAGCGTTATCAAATATAACAACATCATCATTGTACTTTGTATTTGGGTTATTGAATACACCAGTTGCTTTGTTTAGTTTGCGTGATTTGTCTGGTAAACTTAGTTCTATTTTTCCAATTATAGTATCTTTGTCAAATATTGAACTATCAGAAATACCCACTTGTTCATTTGGCTTTTTAATACGGAATTCATACTTGCCATCTACAAACAATAATATACCATTACATGTTTCTAGTATCTCACCTACATTATCAAACAATTGTTTTTCTGTTTGTAGGAAGCCATTAATGTTAAATCCCTGTCCGCTTCTAGCTGCCGCACAATCTAATCTTGCTTGTTGGAAACTGGCTAAATCTATGTGTTTGCCTGCTATATAGGCTCCGTTTTCATCTCTTTCTAATCCCTTGCCAAATACTTCTGAGATTAAATAATCATACAACACATCTGCAGGGCTTTGGTTTTGACTGCTTGTGTAGTTGCCTGAATTTAGTGTAGCATCTGTATCACCATCTACTAGTGTGCTTACATCTAGGATCTTTTTACCTTCTAATACAAATGTAACTGTTGGTAATTGTCCACCATACTTTTCACCATCTGCTTCTAATAACATTGTAAAATAACTTACACCTTGTAATCTGTGAGCGTTTGTCCATACACTGCTTCCAACACTACCTTGTAAACTTGTATCTACTGTTTGTGTATCTGTTCCAGGATACCAGTTGCTTGTAATTGTTGGTGCATATTTACTAATCCATCCACCTAAACTATAACCACCATTACCATTGCTACTTAATGTTCCACCATTGCTATCATCCCATACTACGGTGTCATTGAAGTACACTTGTTTAACTGTACCCATTTCACCTTCACACATAACAATAACCATGTTAAGTTTTGTTGTTGCACTTAGATCACCACTTCCGTTTGATGTGTCTATGTATACTCTTGTTCCACCCATACGCTGACGCCCGTATAACACATATATGGGATCATTGTTTGATTGTTTGTTGATTAATACATTTGATCTAGCCGCTCTTGCTTGACGCTCAGCTTTCTTTTGTGCTTTACGCTGTTGGTTATAACTGTAAAGAGTTACTGCTAGTTGGATAAAGAATTTTGCTACTGCACTTAGGCCCATGATTCATGTCTCCATATACTGTATTCTGCTTGTGGTTTGTTTATAATATGTTTTGTCATACGCTTTGAGTCATCTGTGAGACCCCACGCTTGCGCCATACATATTATATAACTGCTTGGAAACCATCTTTGTTCTACCATTACTATATCTCCAGTTTGAGGTTTGAGTACACTGTGATAACCGTGTTCTGGAAACCATTTGTCTACAGTAGGAAACTCCTTGCGTAAACGGATTGCACTTCTTAAGTCATTGTATTTACCGTATATGCTTTTTACAGTATCTGTGCCAAACATATGATCATGGTATTCCATAAACAGTGTGCAACAATCATTGGTACCGCGTGCCCAAGGTTGCCACTGTTTAGTGGCTAACCATAAGCCCAGTTTCATTTGATCTTCACTACGCATTTTCTTTCCACTGTACTTCCTTTTGCACTTCTTTGGCAAAACTAAATCCGTTATCAGCAGGGTGTATGTTTTGCTGACTGTTTTGATTTGTGTATCTTGAGCTAACTCTGTCAAAGTCTGTCCAGTGTGAAGCAGTACTAATACTTGCAGTTGTACTATCACCTTGATCACCAAGTGCTGCACTTATACTGTTGATGTAACCTTTGTATAACACAACTTCATGTGCTACATCATAGTCTTCCATAAATGCTCTGTAAATTGTTAGTGGTTTGTCAATGTATTCTAGCTCTTGTATAGTTTTTAGCACTGTTTCACCTGTTGGCAAACTAACAATACCTGCTAGTTGTACTTCTAGTTGTTCAATACTAAAACTTGCATTATCAACAAATTCAGTCATTTGTAATAATCCACCTGCGGCAAGGTATGTGTTGCCATCTGTTAGTGTTAGGTTAAATGGTGCTTGTGTGAGATAATATGTGTGTGTGGCATCAATTGCTATTTCAACACAATCAAAGTATTGTATAGTTTCTTTTGCTACTATTTGTTCTAGGGTTGCCATACTATTATTTCCAACTATCTAAATCAAATGCCACGCTAACATAATAATAATTGTTAACATCAACTTGGTATTCAAAGTTATCATCACCTAGTGTAACAATTGCCCAGTATGGGTCTTTGTATATTTTTGTACCTGTAGATTGAGCTGTTCTAAATGGCCAAGGTGTGCGTATTTTAGCTTCACCATATATGTTTGCATCAGTACTACTTAAACTTGTGTGTAGATTACCATTTTCATTTTCACCATCAATAAACACTTCACCGCGTTCAAACGCAATAACTTCATTGCTTAAAAAGCCTTCAGTTAACATTGTAGTATCACCTGGTGTTATTGGATCTTTGAGTCTTGGTGCTATTGTTTTGTTACTGTATGGATTATCATGGAAGTCACTCCACAGTATGTTAACACCATCTTTGTTTCTTAACTTAAAGTAGAATGGTGTGCTTTGTCCATGTGCCGCTTGTGCAATTGCGTGGAACTGTTTGAAATCTTCTGCACTCATTGGAGGATAGGTTACTTCTAATCTCCATTTTGTATGTCCTACACTTCTTGTATACTTGATACCACTTTGGCTATTGTTAACTAATGTAGGTGAGTTATAGTTAATAACTGCACTCTGTGGTGTTACATGATCTGGCCAAACTTTTTCTGGTGTAGTAGCTCCATCACTTGTCCATTCATCATCTGTATCCCATACATCTTCTTGTTCTGCTGGTGTAAGTGCTGGTGGTGTGTATGTATCTGCTAATGTATTGATCTGTAACATCTTTTGCCCAGTTGTAATTCTACCTGTGCTACCTAAACTAACTCCGTTGAGATAACCTTCTGTGCTTTGACTCACAGTCAACGCTGGCTTTGTTCCAGTTGTGAAATCATCTGTAACATATGAATCTATGTCATAAAAGTTATCACTTACTGTTGCACCATTTACATATGTACTAGCACCTGTGCGTTGTTGATATGTTTGATTACCTGGAAAGTAAATGTGTGGATTATCACCTTTGTGATTGTGTGTTCCTGTTAGTGCAATATTACCTGTAGTACTATCTGTAATATTAGCACCAACTGTGGCAGTAGTTCCTGCTACATCTTTCATTGTTAAATAGCGTACTTTGTCTGATATAAAGTAGATATCTTCATTAGCACCAGTTAGATTTGAAGTTTGAAAATAATTAGTAAATGCATGTGTATTTACTGTAAAGATTGTATCTTGATTAGTTAGTGCACCTGCTAGTTGATTACTGGTTAGCGTTAAGTGTGTTGACCAATCAATAGCTGTTGGGTTAGATGTAGTACCACCTGTAGCAGGACATATAGCAAATGTTTTAGTTGTACTGCTAGATGTGAGTAATTTCATTGCACCATTAAATCCACCACCTAAAACTGACCAAGCAAGAGTTCCTGTGCGTATTTTATCAAAATATGTATCATTGTTGGTTGTAGTAAATACACTTTGACTTGGACCACCGGGTCCTGGATAGAAACTTGAAAGAGACACTGCACTAGAACCAGGAAGTTTGTAATCATTAAAGAATGGTAATCCATTTTTACCTGGACGCTCAGCTGTGAATATATCTAGACTTCCACTGTTAAAAGGACCGTATTGCCAATTTGAGCCATAGCTTCCTGTAGTCTCTGGGGCCCATTGACTTCTTACTAGATCAAACTGGTAAGCGTTGTATCTGTTATTTGCAAAATTTGGATGAGAGCCTTGAGATTCTGTTGGAAGTTGTGAACCACTTGAAAGTTTTCCATAATCTACATCCCATATTCTTGCATCAAAAATTGTACATGTAAATTTTGTTAGTACACCACTAAGCGCTGTTTTTGCTGTTGGAATTAATATTACTGGAATACCTGCATCACCATCATTCCATACTACTTCAGCCCAAGCACCTCCTTCAGTGTTAG